CCGGGCCGCGTGGATGGCTCCAGCGACAGCGTAGGTGGCGTCGATCGGTGCCTGGCCGCGTCGCTCGAAAACCCACCCGTCGCCCTGGGGTAGGCGTTGGGTCTGCGGTACCTGCTTGTCGAGCAGGGGATCGTGGTAGTGCCGGAGGTGGCCGGCGGCCGCTTGCTCTTCCATCCCCATACATGCGCGGACGCGGTCTTCGGCGCGGATGGCGTCGAGCAGCACGCCGCCGATGCGCTTGCCCCATTGATCGGCGACGGCGGCGGCCGGCCCGCCCGGGAACCACACGACCTTGCGCGGGCGGACCTTGCCGACGATGCCGGGTAGGTCGCGCCGTAGCTCCTTGCGGGATTCGTATCCGGACCATGCGGCGATGATCTCCACGTGGGTGATGCCGTCGATGGTGGCGGCCGCGGCGAGGGTGGCGTGGCTGCTGTCGCTGGCCACGTCGAAGCAGAGCACGACTTGCCGGCGGTGCTCGGCAAGGTTGATCGCCTGCTCGACGGGCCGGCCGCTGGCACTCCAGTCCTCCGCCCGGATGGCCGCGTCGAGCAGCTCGACGCGCTCGCACATCATTTCGATGCGGAAGGAGTTGAGGGTGTCGCCGCCCGCCTTGACCGCGGTCATGGCCTGCGAGAGCAGTGACGATTCGCGAAGGCCTGTGCCGTTCGGCCGGATGCGGTTGAGGCTGGGGTTGGCGTACGCCAGGGCGGCCACGTCGAGCGGGTCACTGCCGGTCGGACAGGACCATGACGCCAGGAACACCCGCGGGTCACCTTCGCCGGTCTCGATCACCGACAGGGCGGCGTCGTGCTCCTCGTGCAGGACGACGCTCTCTACGTCTCCCTCGTTGGACAGCAGCACGATCAGCGGGTTGCCGACGGCGTTGGTGGCCGGCACGAGCGCGTTCCAGCACTCCCGGTCGCGGTGCTCGCGCAGCTCATCCACAAGCACCCGGTGCACGGTCTTGCCGCGGGCGGCCCGCCGGTTCGGGGCGCCGAACAGGTAGTGGCTGCCGTGGATGTTGAAGAAGTCTTCCTCGCTGATCTGCTTGACGATGTGCACGTCCGGGAGCTGGGCGGCTAGCAGGTCGGTGGACTCGGCGAGCTCGACCGATTCGCGCCAGGCCTTCTTCGCTTCCGGCCGGTCCTTGTGGGTGCCGAAGATCAGCGGCACCCGCTCGACGAACATCCAATACAGGGTCAGCAGCACGGCGAACATGCTCTTGCCGTTCTGCCGGGCCACGAGGATCAGCGCCTTGGTGAACCGCGGCGACCCATCCTCGTAGAGCTCGCCGAGATGCAGAGCCAGCCATTGCTGCCACAGGTCCAGCGGGTGGCCGATCAGCTCGCAGAAGTCGATGAAGTCGTGACCCCAAGACGCGTCAGGGTTGGTCAGATCCCGTAGCGGCGGAGTGAACAGCCGGGGCTCGACCCTTCCCAGCACGACGTTCGGCAAGCTGATCGAGGGGGTTGGGAGCGGGTTTGGCATCGGGGGTTACCTCTTTCGCCGCGGTGCGGCGCGCGCGGGGACTCATGAGCAGCGCTTCCATGGTGGCCAGCAGCTTTGGTCCCGCGGTGACCGCGGCGATGCGGCGGCCGCGGGCCGGCGCCTGATCGATCAGTCGGGCGTACGTCAGAGCGAGCTCGACGACGGGTTGGTCCCGGGGATCTGCCGGCGCCGCGGTGACCGCGTCGCGGATGCTCTGCTCCAACATGCTGGTCAGGATACGTTGATCAGCTACTCTGACCCCGTGCGATGGCGGTGGGGCAGACGCGATGACGTGACGAACGTCGTCGGCACCCTTGCTGACCCCACAATTGCCGCACTGTTCATGCCGGGCGGCGTCATCGACATCGCCGGGATCTCGGTCAACGAGGCCACCGCACTCGGCAACTCCGCTCTGTTCCGCGGGGTGTCGCTCGTGGCCGGCACGCTGGCCGGCCTGCCGATGAACAGTTGGACCGGGGAAGGCACGTCCCGCAAGAAGGTCACGTCGATCTTCGACGATCCGGACGGGCCCGACGGCCAGACCGTGTTCGAGTGGAAAGAGACCGCGTTCGTCCACCTGATCCTGCATGGTCGCTGCGGCGCGCTGAAGATCTTCAACGCTGCCGGCGGCCTGGTCGGCTTGAAGCTGGTAAGCCCGTTGTCCTGGTCGGTGGAGACGCCGACCGCGGAGGAGTACGAAAAGAACGCTCTGCCGGTCGGCGGCGTGTGGTTCAAAATGACCATGACCGACAAGACTCAGGTCAGGTTGGACGCGACCAAGTTCTGGTATGTGCCGTCGATGAGCACCGACGGCATCCTCGGGCGCGGAGTGATCAACACGGCCCGGCAGTCCGTGGCCACCGCGCTCGCCGGTGACAAGGCGGCGGCCAAAGCGTTCTCCTCCGGCGCGCTGATCTCCGGACTGGCCACCCCTGAAGAAGAGGGCGCCCTAGAACCTAACGACCTCACGGAGATCCGTAGGCAGATCGACAACGCGGTGACCGGGGTCGACAATGCCGGCGGTATCGCGCTGATCAACCGGGTCCTGAAGTTCACGCCGTGGACGATGACCGCCCAGCAGGCGCAGTTCATCGAGTCGCGTGCGTTCCAGATTGAAGAGATCGCCCGGTGGACGGGTGTGCCGCCGCATCTGCTGATGCAGACCGACAAGCAGACGTCCTGGGGTACCGGCGTCGACGAACAGAATCGTGGGCTGTCGAAGTTCGTGCTGGGCCAGTGGGCGCAGCGATTCGAGCAGCGCGCGTCCCGACTGCTGGCCCGGCCGCGATGGGTGGAGTTCGATTTCGCCGGCCTGGAGCGGCCCAACTTCGCGGTCGAGATTGATCTCCTGCTGAAGCAGACCGGCGGTAAACCCATCCTCACGGTCAACGAAGCGCGGGCCGTCCGCAACCTTCCGCCCGTCGACGGCGGCAATGTGCTGCTGGAGCCGGCGCCGGCGCCGGCGCCTGACCCGAACGGGGGCACCGATGACCCGACTGCCCAGTAACCTCCGCGCGCACCGGGCGGCGTGGCGTACCGCGATGGCCGCGTCCGGCGACGATGTTTCACGTGAAACACCGTGCTTCCGGATGGTCGCCGGCGAGCGGCCGAAGTTCTACGTCTACGACGTCATTGGCGGGTGGGACAACGACTCCGGCGAATTCGTCAAGGCCGTACACGCCACCGACGCGGCCGCCATCGATCTGCACATCAATAGCCCTGGCGGGTTCGTGTACGACGCCGTGAGCATGTTCGAAGCGCTCGACGCGCACCCGGCCACGGTGGACGTGCTGATTGATGGGCTGGCCGCGTCGGCGGCGTCGTTCTTGGCGATGGTCGGCGACAGTGTGAAGATCGCTAAGGGCGGCCGGATGATGATCCACGACGCGCAGGCCATCGCCTGGGGATCGCCCGCCGATCTGCGTGAGGCCGCCGACCTAGCCGATGAGGTGTCCAACGACATCTCGCAGTACTACGCCGGTCGGGCCGGCGGGAAGGCCACCGACTGGCGTGCGGCGATGACCGCAACCACCTGGTACAACGCGCAGCAATCCGTGGATGCCGGGCTGGCCGACGCAGTGACCGGTGCCACCAATAGGACCACCGGGACGTCCAACCGCTCCCGGCTGATCAGGGCCCGTGCGGCTGTCACTCTGAGGGGAGTGAGCTAGTGAAGAAGACCATCGAAGAGATCATGGCGGCGATGCAGGCCGTCATGGATGCTGCGGCCGGGCGGGACCTCACCGACGCCGAAGTCACGGAATACGAGGCTCTGGAGAAGGACCTGACCGCGGCACAGCGCACGCAGAACGTGCGTGCGCGTCATGCGGCCTACAACGTCGTCCAGACTCCGGCCGGTGTTCCGTCGTCCGTCAAGCAGGAGGACAGCGCGGCCGGGCTGCGCGCGTACCTGCTGACCGGCAAGGTCAACGCCGATCTGACCAACGCGCAGAGCGAAGGTGTCCCGTCACAGGGCGGGTACCTCGTGCCGGATGAGTTCCGGCAGAAGCTGGTGGAGAAGCTCAAGGCGTTCGGTGGTCTCGGTTCGGTGGCGGAGCGGTATTCGACCGGTACTGGTGCCCCTGTCGACTGGCCGACCATCGACGACACCGGCAACGTCGGCGAGATCGTGCAGGAGGGAACCACGTTCTCCGCCGGTGCTGATCTGGTGTTCGGGTCCAACGCGCTGGGCGCCTACTCGTACGCGACCGGCGGTGCCGGTGGCCCGCTCAAGGTGTCCCGGGAGCTGATCCAGGACTCCGCGTTCGACATTCAGGCGCTGATCGCCCGGCTGTTCGCCATCCGCATCGCCCGTATCCAGGCCACGCACTGGGTGTCCGGCACCGGTGTGGCGCAGCCACTCGGGCTGTTCACCGGCCGCACGCCCGTCGGGTCCGCGGCCAACACCGGCATCACCTTGGAAGACCTGATCACCTACATCCACTCGGTGGACCCGGCGTACCGGACCAACTGCAAGTGGCTGCTCAACGATCTGTCCCTGGCGGAGATCGAGAAGATCAAGGACGGGTCCGGTTCGTACGTCTACCGTGGCCGGGACGCGAATATGCAGATCGGCGTGAACGAGGCGACCCTGCTCGGTTACCCGATCGTGATCGATCAGGCTGTGCCGACGCTGGTCAAGAACAGCGCCACCGTGCAGTGGGGCGCGTTCGGTAACTTCGGCGACGGCTACGTGATCCGCGACGTCAAGGACGTCGAGATCCTGGTAAACCCGTACAGCTCGATGTCCACCCGGCAGGTGGAGATCTCCGCATGGGCCCGCGCGGACGGCACCCAGCAGGACACCAACGCCTATATCACCATGACGGCGCACGTCTAATGGCTGGCCGCACTGCTCCTCAGCCCAAAGAGGACACCTTCGAAGAGAAGCTCGGCAAGGCGCGCGCCGCGCTGGCCACTGAGCTTGTGACCGCTACCGACCTGGACGCTGGCGGTGGCATGGACGTCGTCTACGCCGAACGTCTGGCCGGCGTCCTGCACACCCTGCACACCCTGAGGGAGATCTAATGGCAACGTCCAGGGAGTTGGTCACACCGCGGGTGCTGGCCACGATGTCCGGCTCGATTGCAACCGTCACCACGCTCAACCTGACCGCCGATCTGAAGCTGGCGCCGGGCGCCACGTTCCAGCCCGGTGACCGGGTGGTAATCGTGATCCGGGCGACCACGGCGGGCACGACCGACAGCACCTCGTTCAGCGTGCAGGATGCGCCGGACAGTTCCGGGTCGATCGGTACCCCGGCGACGGCGGTCACCACGACGCTGCCGGCGGCCGCCACCGGTAACCAGACCGTGGTGATCGGGGTGCAGCTCCAGCCGAACCGGCCGTGGCTGCGTGTCCGGGCCACCCGCGCGTCCGGCACGACCGACACGCTGCTGGTGAACGCGGTGTTGCTCGCGATCCCGCACAACCTGTAGACCGTCACCCGAAAAAACCTCGAGGTTTTTGGAGAGGAGGAAGCCGTGGCGTGGGCACCGGACTACATCACCCTTGCTCAGCTGAAGAGCCCCCGGTTGGACATGGACCCGATGGACACGAGCGAGGATGCCGAGCTAGCCACGCACGTCACGGCTGCCTCCCGGGCGGTCGACGACTGGTGCCACCGGCAGTTCGGCAAAGTCGACACGTCCGAGGCCCGCTACTACGAGGGGGTGTGGGACGTGCGGCTGTGCACGTACGTCCACGAGATCGACGATCTTTACAGCGCGACCGGACTTGCCGTGGTAAACAGCACAGGGGCCGCGGTCACCGGGTCCACTCTGTGGCCGCGGAACGCGCTGCTGAAAGGCATGGTCCACACGCAGCTGCGGTGCTCGGCGCCGTGCATCACGGTCACGTCGTCGTTCTGGGGTTGGTCCGCTGTTCCGGCGCCGGCGGTTGAGGCGACTCTGATCCAGGCCAGCCGGCTCGCGAAGCGCAAGGCCTCACCGTTCGGGGTGGCCGGCTCCCCGTCACAGGGCAGTGAACTGCGACTGCTGGCCCGGCTGGACCCGGACGTCGTCACGACCCTGGGGCGTCAGTGGCGCCGGGAGGTGTGGGCCCGATGAACCTCAAGGCCCTAATGGACGAAGTGGTCGTCGTGCTCGAGCAGATCGACGGTGTGCAGCGGGCGTACGGGTGGCCGCCCGAGACGGTGTCGCCACCGGCCGGGTACGTGTCGTATCCAGAGAGCATCGACTTTGACCAGACCTACCGGCGCGGCCTGGACAAGGTCGTGGGCTTGCCGATCGTGCTGGTGTCCTACGAGGTGACCAGCAGGCGCGCCCGGGACCGGGTGGCCGACTGGTCTGCCGGCGCCGGGCCCACCTCGGTCAAAGCCATCCTCGAAGCGCACCGCTGGCAGTCCTGCGATGACCTGACCGTCACCGCGTGCCGCTTCGACGTCGAGACGATCGCCGATATCCCCTATCTCGTCGCCGTGTTCACGGCAGACGCCACCGGACCGGGAGGGGTCTAAATGCCATTGACCACCGTCATCGACGCGAACATAACCGCGTCGCTGACCAGCGCGCTGGATCTCGTGACCGCGGCCGCGCCGCTCGCCCTGAATACCCGTATCTCGATGGCCACCGGTACCGCCACCGGAAAGGCCGATGTGTGCTGGTCCGACACCCGCACGGTAACGGCGTCCGGCACGGATGCGCTCGACCTTGCCGGCAGCCTGACCGGTGTGCTCGGCGGTGTGCTGACCATCGTGAAACTCAAGGCCGTGTTGGTCCGGGCGGCCGCGGCGAACACCAACGCGGTGCGGGTGAACCGGCCGGCCACCAACGGGGTCCCGCTGTTCCTGGCCGCGTCCGATGGTGTCGACGTGCTTCCCGGCGGCCTGTTCCTGTGGGTCGCGCCGGGCGCCGGTGTCACGGTTACCCCGGCGACCGGCGACCTGATCAACATCGACAACTCCGGTGCGGGCACGAGCGTCACCTATGACGTCGTGTTCGTTGGCACGAGCGCGTAAGGGGCGGCAGGCATGTCGACTAGCCACGGCAAGAAAACGGCCGTGCTCCTCGCGGGCAACGACCTTACCGGATTCACCAATAACAGCACGGTGGAGCTCAGCGCCGACAAGCACGACACGACCGTCTACGGCAAAAACAGTCACCTGTTCGCCGGCGGCCTGCTCACCAGCAACTTCACCGTGGCCGGCTTCTACGACACCTCGCAGACCGCGGGCCCGAAAGCGGTCATCCAGCCATTGGTCGGCACCAACGTCACGCTCATCCACCGGCCGGAAGGCACCGGTGTCGGGCTGCCCCAGGACACCGTGACCGTGCTGATCGAGAAGTACAGCCAGACGTCGCCGGTGGCCGACATGGTCACCTTCTCGGTGGACCTGCAAGGGTCGGACGACGTCACCTACTCCATCCAGTAGACCAACAAGGGAGCGCCATCCCATGTCCGAAGAATTCGCGAGCATCGAAGATCTCCTCGCCGATGAGGTCACCGACAACACCGACACCGTGCAGCTGCCGAACGGTAAAAAGGTCGTCGTCCGCGGCATGTCCCGCTGGGAGCTCCAGCAGGCCGGCAAGGACACCAACGACGCGGCCGTCGCCGAAGCGCGGATGCTGGCCGCGTGCATCCTGGTCCCGAAGATGACCTATGCACAGGTCGTCCAGATGCAGAAGGCCAAGGGGCCGAACGGGATGGCGCCGGTGGTCACCCGGATGCGGGAGCTGTCCGGCCTGGCTGAGGGTGCCGCCAAAAGCAATGTGGGTGGAGTTCGAAACTCAGGCTGAGCTGGAGTTCGAATTCCTGCTGACCAAAGAGCTGGGGTTCGGCACGGTCGCGAGGATGCGCCGGGAGATGCCGCAGGAGGAATTCGTCCGCTGGGGTGTGTACTACGGGCGAGTCGCGCAGCGTCGGCAGTTGGCCAGCATGAGGGTGAGGTGACCGGGTGCCGAACACGATCAAGGTCGAAGGGCTGAAGGAGTTCAGCCGGGGTCTGCGCAAGCTCGACACGGAAGCGCCGAAGCAGCTGCGCATCGCCCTGAACGGGTCGGCCACCCTGCTGGCCGACAAGACCCGGCCGAAGATTCCCAGCGACACCGGCGCCGCGCGTGGCTCGGTCAAGGCATCGTCGACACGCACGTCCGCGCGGGTGGCCATCGGCGGCCGCCGCGCCCCGTATCTGCCGTGGCTCGACTTCGGCGGGCAGGGCCGGCGCCCGGGCCGGCCGGCGGCCCGGCAGTTCCGCAAGGACGGCCGGTACGTGTTCGTCACGCTGGAGCAGATCCAAGGTGAGATCACCCGCTCGCTCGAGGATGGTATTCGTCAGGTTGCCCGGAACGCCGGATTGGACGTGACCTGATGGCCGGCAACACCGTCAAACTGGAGTTCGCCGGGGACTCCGGAAGCCTGTTGCAGGAGTCGAAGAAGTCGCAATCCGCTCTGGATGACGTGGGTAAGGCGGCCCTGTCGTCCGGCGACGATATGAAGAAGTCGGGCGGCGGCGCCGACGCGTACCTAGACAAGATCGGCAAGCTGGGTGCTGGTGTCACCGGGATGACCGATGCGCTGGACACGGCGGCCGGCGGCATGCAAGCCCTGGTCGATGTCCAGCAGGCCGGCGCCGAGAAAGCGTCTCGGCTGGCCCGCGCGAACATCGACGTCCAGCAGGCGACCGAGGATATGGCGCAAGCCACCCGCGACGCCAAGCAGGCGCAGATCGACTCCAAACAAGCCACGGTGGATCTTGAGCAGGCGCACCTTAACCAGGCCAAAGCGATGGCCGATTACACGACAGCGGTCAAGGAACACGGCAAGAAGTCGCTCGAAGCGCAGCAGGCGCAGATCGATTTGAAGCAGGCTGGCGTCGACGTGACGCAAGCGCAAGAGGATGCGGCACAGGCGTTGCGCGACGGGGCTCAAGCATCCATCGACGCCAAAGAGGGTCAGCTCAACCTCAACGACGCGCAACGCGAAGCCCACCCGCCGGAACTCCAGTCGTGGGCGGACAACCTGAACTTGATCAGCCCGTTGTTGTCGGCGATGGTCGGGATCGTCGGTCTGGTCACCGCGGCGCAGTGGGCATGGAATTCCAGCCTTTTGGCGTCGCCGGTGACCTGGATCGTGCTCGGTATCGCCGCGGTGGTGGCCGGCATCGTGCTGCTGGTGAAGCACTGGGACACCGTCAAGAAGGTGGGCGCGGCGGCGTGGAACTGGATTCTCGACGCCGGTAAGAAGACCTGGGCGTGGATGCAGAAGATTCCCGGGTGGATCGGCGGGGCGTTCTCCGGCATCGCCCGGACGATCTCCGCACCGTTCCGGGCCGCGTTCAACTTCATCAGCGATGCGTGGAACCACACGATCGGTAGCCTGTCCTGGTCGGTGCCTGGGTGGATTCCTGGGATCGGCGGCAACACCATCAGCGTGCCGAACCTTCCCCGGTTCCACACCGGTGGCGTCGTGCCGGGCCCGGTCGGTCAGGAAACGATGGCCATCTTGCAGGGCGGCGAGGAGATCTCCCGCGGCGGCGCCGGCAACGGCATGACGCATGTCGTGGTGCAGGTCGACCGAGACACGCTGCTCGACGTGATCGCCAAGGGCGGCCGGCGCGGAGGGCCGAAGTTTGCCTAAGCAGGCCGTGGGTGTGGAGCTGTTCTACGGCGGCTCCTGGGTTGACGTCGCCTCCCTCAATGACGTCTACGCGGACACCCCGATCGTGATCAAGCGGGGGCAGTCCGATGAGGGGTCGCCGCTTCGCCCGTGCTCGATCTCCTGCTCACTGGCCAACGACGATGACCGGTACCGCACGTCTAACCCACTGTCGCCGCTGTACGGGCTGGCCGGCCGGAACACACCGGTGCGTCTCAAGGTGGGCGGCGTCATCCGCGGGGCGGCCGAAGCGGCGTCGTGGGCGGCCCAGGAGACCCCCGATTTCCGGGTGAGCCCACCGCGCGGTAAGGCCTGGGTCGACATGGATGCCGGCGGCCTGCTGGCCCGCATCGGCCAGTGGACGGAACCGTTGCGGTCGCCGTACTACACCTACAACGCGGCCATGACCGGTCTGGCCGGATACTGGCCGCTCGAGGACCCGCGCGGCACGGTGGCGCCGGCATTCTCGCCGGTGGCCGGCGCCCGTAACCCGTTCCTGCGTGGCGCCGCGTTCGATTCGCAGTTGCGGCCGCCGGGGTCCGGGCCGCTGGTCGACGTGTCGAACGGGTACTCGCAGTTCAACTTCGTAGGCGGTTCGGCGTCTGCCGTGAACGGCTGGCAGTACGGCTTTACGGTCTACCTGCCTGGTCTGGGCGGCACGTTCTGGACGCCGGTGAACGTGCGGTTGCTCAACGGCTACACGATCTCCGTGTCCTTCGACGACAGCCTGCACAACCTGACGATCCTGGTGTCCGACGCGTCCGGCGCCACGGTGACGACGTCGACGGTCAACTGGGACCCGTACGTCTTCATCTACCGATGGATCAACTTCTATCTGACCAGCACCCAGTCGGGTGGCACGGTCACCATCGGCTTCAGTTGGCGCGGCGTCGGCGATGACAATCTGACCGGCTTCTCTGGGTCGTACGCCGGTAGCACGTCGAATCTGGACATCGGTTTCATGTCCAACATGCCGGAAGGCTCGACCCTCGGGCACGTCATCGGCACGGTCGGTGTTGTCGATGATCTGGAGTTCGCCGGCCGGTTCGAAGCGTTCCTCGGGTATCCGGGGGAGACGGTGGCGGACCGGTTCGCCCGGCTGTGCACGCTGAAGAATGTGCCATACACGATCCTGGGGACGGCGGCCGAGTCGTACCCGATGGGCCCACAGCAGGTGGCCACGTTCGCCGATCAGCTCAAGGAGATGATGCTGACCGAGGACGGGTTGATCTTCGACGACGGGGACGCTATCGCGCTGGTCTTCATGCTCCGTAACGCCCGTTACAACCAGAGCGTGGCGCTGGCGCTGGTCCCGTCCGATCTGCCGGCCCGCCCGACGGAGAACAGTGACGATCTTGGTGTGCACAACATCATCACGGCGTCGCAAGCGGCCGGCACCGACTACACCGTGCAGGACTCGACCGGGCCGCTGGGTAGCCAGTCGCCGCCGAACGGGTTCGGGGAGGCACGTGACAAGGTCGACGTGAACGTGTTCAGCGAAGCGACCGACCTTCCTCAGCAGGCGAATTGGTGGCTACGCCGGGGAACGGTGGAGTTGCCACGGTTCCCGCAAGTGACCGTGGATCTCAACGCGAAACCGTCACTGATAGCCGCGGTCAACGCGGTCGAAGTCGGCTCGGTCATCACGATCACCGGCATGCGTGAGTACGTGATCCGGCTGTTCGTGATCGGGTGGACCGAGACGATCGGCACGCACACCCGCACGATCACCTTCACCTGCGTGCCGGACCAGCAGTTCCAGGCCGGCATCTGGGACGCGCGCCGCTGGGACCTGAAGACATCGACGATGAACGCGGCGGCCGGCCCGGGCGTCACGGCTATCGTGCTGAAGCAGACCGATGACGAAGCGTGGTCGAGCACGAGCTCGTACAACCTGCTGATCTCCGGGGAGCTGGTCACGGTGACCGCGATGGGCGCCCGGGTCGGTTCGGGCCCGTGGACGCAAGCGGCCACCGTGACGCGGGCGGTCAACGGCATCGCGAAGACCTTGCCCGCGGGTGCCGCGGTGCACGTATCGGCTCCGGGTAGGTGGGCACTGTGACCGTTTTCGGTGGCGACATCACGTTCGCGTCGGACCTCAACAATCTCGACTTGGCCACCCGGCCGCTGGTGGTCCGCAAGGCCGCCGACCTGTCCCGGGCCAGCACGACGGTGGCGGTCAACGATCCTGACCTGAAGGTGACGTTGCCGGCGGCCCGGTACTACCTGCTGATCGGGCATGTGGTCTACAACGCGGCCACGGCCGGGGATCTCAAGGGCGGCCTGTACTCGCCGGGAAGCGGTTCGTACGCCGGAAGCTACGAGGGTCAGCCGGCCACGGCGGCGTCCGGGTCCGGCGCGGTGACCACTGACCAGGTCGGTGTCGGTACCGGCTACGTCTGGGGTGGCGCCGGCGCTACCGACCTGTGGGCGCAGTTCATCGGGATCGCCTACTCCGGTGTCGGCGGCGACTTCGGCTTCACCTGGGCGCAAGGCACGTCGAGCGCCACGGCGACTATCGTGCGGGCGAACAGTTTCTTGGCGTTCTTCCCCTGTGCGTTCTGAGCGGCCGCGGCCGGGGATGGCGCGCCCCGGCCGCGGCGGTACCGTCGGAAAATGTCAGACCCGGCCCGTAGGATGATCTCCCAGAGCGGGTGATCGGAGAGCGAGAATGCTCATGGAATGGCTCCGCAAGGCACCCACCACTGTGGTCATCACGGTGATCATCATGTGTGGTCTGGTTTCGCTCGGCGTGCTGGCCGCGTTCGTCATCCTGTCGCTTCAGGGCATCGACACTACCGAATTCCGGCAGTGGATCAATACCGTCGGTCAGATCCTCGTGTTCCCCCTGCTCGGCGCCACGACGGTGGCGTCGATCTCCGCGGCGCGTAGCGCGAGTAAGGCGGAGGACAACTCCAACGGTCAGCTGACCGCGCGAGACGACGCCATCGAACAGCAGGAGCAGCACATTCAGACGCTCAAGGCGCGGCTACGTGACCAGGACACCCCGTGACGTCCTGGGTGCTGGTCCCGTGCCTTGAGCGGCTGTTCGTCGAATTCGACCACATCGCGCCGGCCCGGGCCACGGTCAGCGACGGGAAGGTCGGCGACACGGCGCATGCGCAGACCTCGTCCGACCACAACCCGGACGAGACCGGGACCGTGCCGATCCACGACGCTGACAAGATCAACGAAGTGCACGCGATCGACGTCACGGCCACCCTGAACGAATCCGACCTGACGATGGAACGGGTCGTCCAGTTCCTCCTAGGTCGCTGCCGGTCCGGCGCCGAGCGGCGACTCCGCTACATCATCTACGCCCGGCGCATCTGGTCCGCGTCGTCCGGCTGGTCGCAGAAGGCCTACACCGGCCCGTCGGCGCACATCGAGCACGCGCACTTCTCGGCATCGTACGAATCCGCCCTTGAGGCCTCAACGGCCTCCTGGCATTTGGAGGACATTCCCGTGGCACTGACCCCCGATGACAAGACCTGGCTGAGCAACGAGATGGACGCGGCGGCCGGCCGCGCCGCGCAGAACTTGCGCCGGTCGCAGAAACCGGGCTGGTCGGACACGGCCGCGCACAACCTCGCCGCCGACGCGGCGAACGCGGCGGCCGGCAAGCACGTGCTCGACTACTGGGGCGACCGGGCTGCGGAGAATCCGGCGGCGGAGTAGCGTCCACCGGGCAGGGAAGGAGCGCCGGTTGCCCCCGTGAGCGGCGTCTGCACACGAAACCCCCGGGCTGGGAGAGCCCGGGGGTTTCCTGTTATCACGTGCCCGCACGGCTCATTCGCACAATGCAGGTACGGAGCTTTAGCAGGGGTAGACCGATGCCCGGCTGACGTCCATGATCGACGACACCTTGAAGCCCCAGTCGGAGAGCTGGCTGGTGGCGTGCTGGCCGGCGGTCATGTCCCGGTGCCACGGGTTGTTGTTGCAGTTGTCCGCGTCGAAGATCCGGATGGTGCGGTTCGGCGTCAGGTTGTACCACGAGTTACCGCGGTTGTTGATGCCGGTGGACGACCGGAAAGACAGCGAGTAGTTGACCATGGTATGGGTGAAGTAGTAGTCGCTCCACTCCCACCGGCCGCCGGTGTAGTCGGTGCCCTGCCAAGTGCAGAACCCGGAAGCGGTGCCGCTGAGGCAGTCGTTGAGCGCGCGCCGGGCGGCGGCCGCCGCGGTCTGCGGCAGGTCGTAGATGGGCTTGCCGGGGTAGAAGCGCACGCCCGGCGCGACCTGCACGGCGGTGGTGGCCTTGTCCCACTCGGGCACCGACGCGTGCGCCACACCGGCGCCGGCCAGCGACAGCGCGAACGCCATCACCAAAGTCATGATCATTTTGCGCATGGTTCCTTCTTTCAGCTGATGGTGTGCGGGTGGAGATTAGCTGCTCTTCGGCTTGCGCCGGGAGATCCGGGACCACAACGTCGCCGCGGGGATGACCGCGGGCGCCGGCGCCGGCTTCTGCTTGGTGTGCTTCGCAATCAGCTTCAGCACGTTCTTCGGTGCAGGCTTGTCCATCAGCTGAACGGATGGACCAGGCAGTCGTCCTCACCCGTGCAGGCCACTTTCGAGATGACGAAGGAGTTGTACTTCTCGTACGCCACCCGGGCGGCGTCGCTCATGTCGGTGCTCAGGAAGTAGTACGACAGGCGCACGCCGCCGATCGGCTTGAGCTCGCAGTAGGCGTGGTGCTTGCAGACCTTGAGCGGGAGTCCGAAGCGGCCGGCCTGCACGATGAGATCGGTGGCGCTCAACATGTTCTGGTGCCACAGGTCGACCGAGGTGGGCGCCGGCACCTTGTGCTGCATGATCGCGTTGGCCAACTCGATCAGCGCCAGGGCGATGGGCTGAGGTGTTTCGTCGTCGGTAGGCATGCCGGAAACACTGGCACGCGTCCGGGTATTCTGTCAACGGTCCCGGAAGACTTGACAGGCCGCCGGTCGACCGGGAAGTCTGTCGGTCATGAGAAACGAGCAGAGGTTGCCCAACCCCGAGGATTGGACGGACGCTGTCGGCGCCGCGGAGATCCTCGGGCGGAGTCGGGCGACGGTGTACGACATGGTGGAGCGGAACGTGATCCACGCGTATCCGATCGGTGCCAATCGCACGCTGTTCTGGGTGCCGGAGATGAGGGAGGTGGCCGGCATGCTTAAGCGGCTGGCCGCCGGGGCGGCGGCGTCGCGTGCGTAGCGTCGGCGATGGTAGCGACCACATCTACCTGTCGGAGCTCGGTCCGTCGGGTCACCGGGTGCCGGATGCGCCGCAGTGCACGGCGAAAAACGGTCTGAGCCGGTGCACGCTGCCCGATGGGCACGAGGGTCCGGAACACCTGACGTGCTACAAGACGCGCTACGTGTCTGGTCCGGTGGTGGCCCGGTGGGACGTGGGGCCTGTCGTGCTGGCCGGCCCGGACCCGGCCCGGGACGCGCGGCGCCGGGTGTACGCGGAGCGCATACAGCGTACGGCGGCCCGCGCGCTCGATAAGTACATCGAGATCATGTTCGAGCCAGAGGCGTCGAGCATCGCCGTGCTGGATGCCGGAGAAGCTTTCGTTGAGGCAGTGGGCGACTACGTAGAGCAGCGGTTACACCATAACCGGCATTATGGTGCGACGCCGGACGACTGGTGCGAGTGTGACTGGCTGGGCGCCGGTACGCCGCGTCACCGGCCGTCGCCGATGTGCATCGCGCTGCGCCCGGCCGCGCCGCGGTCCGGGCCGGCGCCGGTGGTGTGCTCGGAGTTGCCGGCCTGCCATGACGGGGAGCACTCGGCGTCGTGTGAGGTGTCGCTGCACGTGCCGCGGGTGGAGGGACCGTCAAGCGCGCGCGATGTGGTGGATGCGCTGCCGAAGGTCTGCTTGTGCAAGTTCGATCCGGACGCTTGCCGAGTGCACCCACTGCCGCAACGGTCCGGGCCGGCGCCGGTTAAGCGGTGTCCGACCGGCCGGCATTGCGATGGCTGTGCCCGGTGCGCGCTCGTTCATCAGCAACCGCCCGCTGATGTCTGCAATCTCCCGGAAGTGCTGCACACGACAATTGCCGGTGTGCGTACCCATCTGGAGAGCGGCGCGCCGTGCGACGATGCGCGGCCGGGCCTTGGCGGTCAAGGTCCGTGCCCGCTGAAAGAGCACTGCGTTCCCGGTGCGTGCGCGATCACCGGACGCCGGAATCCGCCACGGGTGGAGGGGCCGTAAGTGAGGCGGCCATTGGTGCCGTGTCCGTCGAGGGCAGCGTTTATGCGTGGCTGCCGGTGTGACGGATGTTGCGCAGCGAATTTGGCGTACAAGCGATCGCAGTATCCGCGTAAGTACAAGCAGCTACAGGAGCGTCGCAGGGCTCGGAAGGTTGCCCATGAGGCGCTGATGAATAGGCATCGGGCTGAGTTCAATGAGTTGTATACGCGTGCGCTGAATGAGACACGGGGGCAGGGCGTCAGGTGACAGGCACGGTATTCGGTCCGGACGGCATCATGGCCGTCCGGGCGGCGCGCCGGGTGCTCGACGCTGGCCCGCTGATGGTCGATGCGCAGGGTGTGTTTTGGACGTACGCCGATGGTGTGTGGCGTGCGGATAGGCAGGGTGAGGCGGTGCGGAAGCGGATCGTGCGGCTACTGGGTGAGCGGTACCGGCCTACGCATGCCCGGACGGTGCGTGAGGTGTTGTCGACGATGGTGGAGCAGTTCACCGTGGCGCCGGCATCAACCGTGATCAACTTCGGTAACGGGATGCTCCGGTGGGCGGCCGATACCGACCCTGTGCTGGTGGATCATCATCCGGAGTTCCTGTCGACGGTGCGGTTGCCGCTCGATTGGGAGCCCATGGCGACGTGTCCGATCTTCGATGCGTTTCTGGAGACGGTGGTTCCGGAGGACGATCGGGACCGGGCGTGGCAGTTGCTCGGCTACCTGCTGATGTCCGGCAACCCTCTGCAACGCATGTTCCTACTCACCGGTACCGGCGGCAACGGCAAGGGCGTCTACCTCAACGTCATTAGGGCGATGCTCGGCGACGAAAACACGGCGGCCGAACCGTTGCATGATCTGGCGGAGAGCAGGTTTTCGGCAGGGGAATTGCACGGGAAATTGGCGAACATCTGCGGCGATATTGACGCAACGTACATTCAGAACACAGCCAGGATTAAGGAGCTGTGCGGCGATGATCGGATGAAAGGGGAATTCAAGAACGAGCGACAGTTCTATTTCAAGTTCTGGGGCAAGGCCATTTTCTCGGCCAACGCCATTCCGGGCGCGTCGGACAGCTCGAAGGGGTGGACGCGACGGTGGGAAGTGGTCCCGTTCCCTTACGCACCAATGAAACCAGACCCTACGCTGTCGGAGCGGATCGTCCAGCACGAGCTACCCGGCATCGCCGTGAAGGCGGTGCACGCGCTACGGGAATTGATGGACGTAGGGGAGTTCTCACGGGGCGAGTCAGCCCACACGGCGCACGCGGAATTCGCGGAAAAGGCCAACCGGGTGCTCAGGTGGATAGGTGATCCTGACTCGAACGTGACCGCCGACGCCGAGACGTGGAACAAGGGCACGATCCTGCTGAGCGCATTCCGGCAATGGGAGGGATATGACCAAGGAAACGGACACAAGGACATCGGCTCGCAGCGGTTCAATGAACTTGCTCGCCAGGCCGGTCTGAGCGCGTCGAAGCGGCGCGGCCAGCGCGGTTACTACGGGCTGCACGTGGCCGAGACGGTGTTGGTGCGGCCGGCGGATGTGCCCTGGCGAAATCAGCGTCTCGGCGCGATGGAAGTGGGAGAAGTGCCCCCCCAAGATCAACCCAAGCATGATCAAATGACGCTGACCAGCATGAATGCAGAAAGTGCCCCCTAAACAAGATCAACACCTCGGTCCTTCCGCGCGTGTATCCCTAACCCCTCCACTCTGTCAACCCCCTACCTTCTGGGGCACTTCTAGGGGCACATCCCTCCCAACATCAAACGCGTGCGCGCGGTATTTCTTACTCTCTTCCGTTTTCCCAGCTCACAACCCCATCACCGACGAAAGAGGCATGATCAACATGGCACGTGAGACCAAAGCTCAGAAGGCGTCCCGGCTGACGTTCCTGCTCGGCGAGTACGACGCCAAATCGAGGGAGCTGCGCAAGCTGACCAAGCAGGTCGACGAGCTGAAAGAGAAGATCAAGGCTGAGGACGCTGGCACCTACGGCGATTGGGCGTTCGCCTACGGCACGCCGCGCGAGATCCTGGACCAGCCGGCCGCCCGGGCGGCCTTGAAGGAGGCCGGCCTCGAGGTTCCGCTCACGATGACGTCGGCGCCGATCGTCGTCACCAACACGGCCGCTAGCGGGCGCTGAAATGAGGGGGCATGAGCGAGGCATGGAAGTCAGGCAGCGACACGCGGTGGCGTACGTTCCGGGCCGCGCTCATGTCCCAGTGGGCGGCTCAGGGGCGCACGAGCTGCGAGAGACGCGGATCGACCTGCACGCTGAAAGTGGAGCAGGTGGACCACATCGTCCCGCTCGCCCTGGGTGGGCCGAAGTACGACCCTGCGAATTGCCGGCCGTCATGTGCGCCGTGCAACCGCGGCAACGTCGCAAGCGGGGTATCTCAGCCGGCGCCGCGGCCGGTCTCGACCTGGTGAGCGCGATGACCCCTAGCCTGGTGCTGGTGGCGTTCATCCTGTTCATCGCCTGGTGTGAATGGTGGATCTGATGGCCTGGTGGAACAGGGGTAACAAAGAGTCACCACGAGAAAAGGCGAGTGGTGCCAAGACCCCACCGATGCAGGCGCAGAAGCCTGTCTACGGTGACAAGAAGATCGTCAAGGCGGTCAAGCCGAAGAAGAAGTGACCAGTGATCATGGCCCACCGTTTCGATTACGGTGGGTCATTTTCATGTCCGTCGATGCGTTGTTGATCAAATCTCGCGACGGCGAAAAGTTCAACGGCTGCCGCGGCCGGGGACACCCGCTGAGTGTCTTTTTGTGTGTCCCCCGATCAGCGGCCCGCTGAGCCGTCAGGCGACCGGCCCTAGCTTGGGTATGCGCCGGGCCGCGTGGATGGCTCCAGCGACAGCGTAGGTGGCGTCGATCGGTGCCTGGCCGCGTCGCTCGAAAACCC